GAATATCGCCGTCTACAAAAGCATATCTCATTATTCACAAGCCTTAAGAATAGCGTATGCCTTACAGGTGAGCTTCCAATAATTAGTAGCTTCACTATAGTAATTAAGGCAAGTAATGTGGCCCCTAGATGCCGCCTCAGCAATCAGCTTGGCATTCTCACGACAGAAGTCCGCCTGAAATTTCGGATTGTTCTGATCAATATACTTAAGAAAACTAAGATACTTATTCATTTTCTCCCTCATAGTAAACACTCTCTTCTTCCCAATCAACTTCATAGCCAAGACGTTCAAGAATCTCATAAAAGATTTCTTTGTCAGTCCAGTCTTCATAGAGTTTACAAGGATTTGGGATGTGCATAAAAAGCAGTTTACCATTCAATCGAACTTCTGCGCCACCTGCAGTCCCAAAAACAGGATCCGTCTTATAGAGCCACTTAATGTCAACAACACTCTTTTTGTTGGTCTTACACAATGCCATTACCTCCTTAGGTTCATTCTTCTTAAGAATCCTTTCAATCTCTTCTACGGTCATGGGTCTACGAATCATAACTACTCCTTAGTGACAAGAATACCAGTTGATACCAATTTTACCCTCAGTGTCCAACTGGCAGTTAAACTTAAAGAACTCCTGAGTCTGTCTCATTGATTCCTGTGCAATCCTTACGCAGTCCTCTGCAATCTCTTTTGTTCTGCAGGCAACCTGTACCTCATCCTTACCGTTTCCCATATTACTACGGGTGTCGGACTATCTCTTTACAGCCTATTGGTATTAGCTGTAGTAGGCATTTCGAGACTAGGGGGATCTCACCCCTAGCCCCTACGGTATATACCTAGTCTCTACACTTCCATTCTCGAATCCACTTACAGGCAGAGGAAAACGAGACACCAAAGACTTCACCTAGCTTAGTACCTATACACTTATAAAGTTTCCAATACTCCTTAGCTTTAGCCTTTCTATCAGCATATCTAGTGGAGTTATGTTCGACTTTATGATCGACGATCTTAACTAGCTCAAGGTGACTAAGGTTACAACAGGCACGATTATGACACTTGTGATGAATCTCATATCCTTCAGGGACTTCGCCATTAGCTTCTTCCCATACAAGTCTGTGAGCCATAATCAAGGGCTTTCTACCTTTACCCTTATACCTGTGATCTCTAATCCTTAGATAACCATCATGATTCAGTCTATGTGATGTGGAGACTATGCAACCGTTTTGATCCTTAGTCAAGACCATTGGTTTACCACGCATAGTTCCTCCAATGTTTAGCTCGGGATTGCCCCAGAGGGGTTTCCCCGAATTAACCTACTTTAACGTGCACAATGAAGTTTATGCACCCACGCCATCATGGCAAAGTCTCCATCCCAACCATGCTTGTAGCCTGCTTTACGCATATTCTCCTCAACAAGGCACACCCACTTCTTACAAATAAGAGCACCTGCAGACTGAAGAAGGGTATTCAAAGCCGAGTGAGGGCTTCGCACATAAACAACCCTGCGATCAAGCCCAAGAATACTATGAGTAATACTAAGATTACTGTTATCAGGGTGAACACGTTTCCTCCAAGTTACCTTATTGACACCTCCGACCCACTCAGAGGCTGTAATGAGAGTCCTTTCAATATCTGAGCAGAGTTGCTTATAGGCAGGTACTGCATTAAAGAATCTCTCCTTAAGAGCCTTACCGTCCTTTGCAGTACCGTTGATGACTTCTCCGAGCTTACCGTCGCCCCCTCCGTAAATTAGACAGTAAATACATTTATGTTCAGAGTAGTTCGCTAGGCTACCCCCGTGAGTTAACACAGCTCATAGTCGCCTATGAGATCAGACTATATCTTCTTAGCTAACCTTTTCCACCTGCTTAGGTGTACTCCCTTTCGGGATAGTCGTTGCACGTTCCATCCAATCTGCAATAGCTCTTAGTTCTTCAATAGTAGCATTATATTTTATTCTATTAGCTCTGCCACTAATCCAAGATACATTGCCAATAACATAACCCTTGTTAGGGTCTAATCTATCCAAATGTGCTGAATGCAGGTGAGAACCCTGACCCTGAGAAGCTTTTTCAATAGGAATATTAAATATCGGGCAAATACCTGTCCAAATACTTTCAAGATACTCAGGAGTTAAATTGTACTCAATACCTTTTCTCTTACATTCACTCTTTTTGGTTCTACAGTAAGCAGGAAAATAATTATTCTTTCTATATTTACGAGATTCTATATTTCTACAATCTCTACATCTATAGTCTAATCCTGTCTTGTTTCCTTTGTTTTTACTGAAATAAGAATCAGGAAGTTCTCTTTTACATATCCTACACACTTGCATATTGTTATTATAATTGTATGGCTTCGCTCAGGATTATCTCATTGAGACTTCCCCTGAATTAAATTAGTTTATAGACATCTATTTTGTTAAACGTCTTTGCGTTGTCTCTTGTAGGCAACCCTGCCATCTTCTGGTTATGAGTATGAATGTCACCATTCAAGATCTCATTCACGTATTCCCCATGGTCATAAGGATAGAGAAAATGAGCAAAGCACCTAAGCTCAAGACCTGAAGCGTCGATGCCCGCTTCATACCATCCTGTAGGTACTCTAAAAAGAGACCTACATTCCTCCCCATAGGGAGATCTCCCTGCAGGTACCTGTGCAACGTTAGGATAAGCATGAGTTGCACGACCAGTGACAGCCCCATTAGGATTAACAGAACCGTGAATGCGAGTGTAACCATCAGGATCATCCTTCATCAACTTTAGCCACGCATTGTCACCCTCAGCAAGCTGTGCAATGCGCTTGTTAATAAGCAAATACTCCAAGATGTCCTCAGTAAGATCAATACCCTTAGCAGTCTTCAGAGTCTCTTCATCAACCTTAGGGGCACCTGTAGGAGTCATTTCAGTAGGCTCCCAGCCTCGATCCATGAGAACCTTGGCAATGTGTTGGCGACTATTGGGGTTAAAGGTAACCTCTTCATACTGAGGGTAAGGGACACCCGCCTTGATGCCACGCTTAGCGTTATCTCGCTTATAGATCTTGTCTCCCTTATAGACAGTCCAAGACCCACCTTTGGAAACAAGGTTCTCATAAAGAACCTGTCGCTTACCTGCCAATTCGGAATAGAGTTTTGTTGCTTGATCTTTATCAAAGACAAACCCATTGCGTTCCTGCTTAGCCATCACCCAAGCAATGTCATGCTCAAGCTGGATTGCCTTAAGGGGGTAACCCTTGGCCATCAGCTTCTGGAACAACTTAAGGGTAACCACAACGTCCTGTTTGTTGTACTCATACATCTCATGAGTAAACTTGTCCCAAGCACCCTCTTGTTCGCCATAGGTGCCCTTCAGTTCACCCATACGATAACCATAAGCCTTCAAGCTGTGGGAACCATAGAGAGCCTTAGGGAGTCTACCAGAACGCATAAGACCCACGTCAGTGTCCTTGATGTTCGAGTAGATCAAACGAGCAAGTACAAGAGTGTCAATACAGACATCTCGAACATCAAATGCAAACCTCTCACCCTTGAGCTTCTTAAGAGCAGGGATGTCGAATTTGCAGATATTGTGACCAACGATGCTGTACCCACTAGTACCATACTTATTCAGGGCATCAAAGAACTCATCAAGATCAGTGTAACCAGTGTACAAATCAGTGTAGGAGTCGTACAACCAACCACACCAAAACCTCTTGGTCGTATCAAGCAACCCATCAGTTTCAATATCGAATACAATAAATTTGTCTTTAATTGTCAGCATTTTCTATTCCTTAAATAGCCTTGCTTATTCCTTAAATAGCCTTGCTTATTTCTTAAATAGCTTTGTTAAAACTCAGATTCAAAGGGGCAATCTTCAGACCCCTGTTGGCAATCCTCCAGTCTTCCAGTTTCAGGGTCATACTTAAGATATCCACTAATACCCGTAAGACCACAGAAACGATTCTTCAATACTCTAATTGTCAACACATTAGGATTGTCACCCTGTTGGTTTCTCTCAAGGCCGATCACCATATCAGAGAGCTGTGCAATAGCCCCAGACCCTCTAAGTTGACTCAAGGACACCTGTGCACCCTCTTCGTGCCCCTTCTTTTCAGGACGCTTAAGATGAGACACTACAAACATTGTAGCTCCAGTCTCTTCCACGAGTGAACGAAGGTTAGTCATGAGTTTGTCAATGGCTTTACGTTCACCACCATCCTCATCAGTGTCCATACCAGAGACCACAATGGAAATATGGTCAAGGAAGATACGCTTACAACCTAGGGACACAATCATGAACCTAAGCTTACTAAGCAGATTACCTGAATCAAGTGAGCCAAAATGGTCGTATAGGAAGAATTTTCCATTACCAATTGTTTCGTTAAAAGCTTTGCCTCGTTCACTTTCATCTGCACACTCAGGATTGAGTATGAGTCGCTTATTAAGGTGAATTGACATGAGCTCCATCCCAGTTTTTCGAGTAGACTCTTCAAGAGCAACAATTCCGCAAAGTTCTCCACGCTGAACACCAAAGTAGTATTCGAGTTCTCTGAGTATTGTGGACTTTCCCATACCACTTCCACTTGTGAAGACATACAATTCGCCATGCCTAGCTCCTTTAGTTTTGTTCTGAAGAGCAACCCAAGGGTACTCCACAGAATCCTTAAGGTCATCAATGTCGGTGACGCACTTCTCATACAAGTCCGTACCCGCAATAATCCCATCAGGTCTGTAAGGCTTGGCATTCCATACAGCTTGAAGAACTTCAGACCCCTTGCCTTCACTAAGGCACTCATTAGGATCCTTACAAGGAAGATTAGCAATATATGCCTTACCTGCAGGCAGTATCTTTGCACACTCTTCACAAGCCTTACGACCAGGTTCATCCATGTCAAACATGAGAACCACTTCTTCAAACTTGTCAAGATACTCAAGGTTGGCCTCAATAGCCTTCTTTGCCCCTTGTGCCCCATTAGGAATACTCACTACAGGCCACTTGTTACCCTGAAGTTGACTCACAGTAAGACAATCAATCTCACCTTCAGTAATGACGATCTTCTTACCACTAGCCCACAATTGGGATCCATAGAGCCTATTAGAGATAGAACCAAGGACAGCAAAGGACTTATCGGGGAACCTGAGCTTCTGCCCAACAAGGCTCCCCGAATCGTCATAATAACACGCTACTTGGCAAGGCTTCCCTTTGTAAACAGTAGAAAAATACTTGAATTTAGAACAAGTATCTTTACTAATACAACGCTTAGTAAGGGAAACAGCTTCAAGGTCTTCAAAAGGAATACACTCCTTAGACACTCTAGTTACCTCCTTCTTTACAGACCCATCAGGTCTAAAATAAGTATTACAAGAATAACAATACCTATGGCCATCACTAAAGACACCACAGGCGTCAGAGGAACCACATTCAGGGCAATGCTCATGATAAAGGAATGTACTCTCTTGATTCATCTTTTAATAACCAAATTTACAACGAAGGCTCTCCCAGCCGTACAGGTTTCTATGGTACCGCATGTCTCCTGCCCAAATACAGGGGTGCTCCATGGGTGACATATGACCTGCTTCGAGGAGCCTTCGTGCCAGCTTCTTGTCCTTGTGTTCGTCAGGACAAGAGCCGTCATGGTTGTTGTAAGACACTCTCGCACAACGTGCAGAGGAAATAAGCATGAGATCATTAATGAGGACTTCAGAAGAACTAAACGAGTTCATGCAGTGCTCATCAACTTCCTCTTGAGTGATAAAGGGAAGACTAACATACTTCCCACAAATATGGTAGACACTAATGATATTATTGCCTACCTTGTCCATCTCACCCTTAATGGCCCTTGCAAGATCCTGCATCTCAGGCTGTGCATCACTGGCGAGCCTAAGATGCAGGAAGTTCTCCCACTCAGTAGCAGTCACAATCACGTTAATGTACTGGAAGGGTTCAAGGATTCTATTGACGTGTTGCTTATGGATGCCAAGAGCAACCATGGATTCTGCGACAGTTACTGCACTGTCTACAGCTTTAAGCCAAAGACCCTTAAAAGACTCATAGGTATCCTCAGAAGCCTCAACAGTACCAACCATGCCAGATTGATTCATGTAGACGTTAGAAGGGATAAAGGGGTCATTGCGCACCTGTTCAATAACCTTAGCTACAGGGATTGCACGGGAGCTACTGGCATTGCGGCTGAAGACCCTGTGAGTCATGAATTCACTATGGATCATCCTAGGATACCTAAGGACGAACGTATAGAGATTATCCTGATGGCAGATGCAAAGTGCTTCACTAGATCCAACTTTAGTAGTCATTATCTTCCTCATCATAGTCGTCGTCTTCATCCTCATCGTCTTCTTCATCAAGGGACTCAAGATATTCCTGATACTCGTCTTCCCAACGAGCTTCCCAATCAGATTCCATTCGATCAAGTTCCTTCTGAGTCTGCATAATTGCCTCTCTTTTAAAAAATAAATGGTACCCTAGGAGGGAATCGAACCCACACGAGCGTTCCTTCTCCACTGATTCTAATTCAGTTGCGTATACCATTTCGCCACTAGGGTATAAAGTTACATCTTAACTCAAGCTAGCATCTGCGCTGAAACTAGGACTTCCTCACTTCTCTTATTGTGAGAGGAGCACAATCAACTAGCGTATTTGGTCTCTCCTACAGGATTCGAACCTGTGACCGTATGCTTAGAAGGCATATGCTCTATCCAACTGAGCTAAGGAGAGTTTTGTTCTTTGTGAATATTGATTATTGCTTCAAGTCGTCTATTGGTGTCTCTGAGTATCTTAACACCTTCCCCGTGTAGTTCTGCACCTTCTGACAGTAGGTTTCTACACTGGATGATTGACTCTGCATAAGCTCTATCGGTATGTTGCATGATGGCTTTGTTTCCTGCATTGATGTTGTACTGCAGGCGGTTAACCCGCTTATCAATAGCAGATTGCACAGCATCAGCGGTAGCCATGTCTTTAAGAAGTAAGTTAATCGTCGCATCCTTTCTTTCCTGTAGAGTCTTTAGTTCCGTTAAGTGAGCTCGTTGTTCCTCTAGGTGAACCTCTTGATTTCTTTTTTCCTCAAGAGATTCACCTAGAGCCAGTCCCAGAATGAACGCAAGGATAACCATAAGAGATTTCACATACTGCATACTCTCTCCCTAGGAGTATTGATTTTATTCAATGCGGACAACATCCCCTTCTTCAGGGTCTCCATTAAAGTCCTTAAAGACACCCTTGGAGAAGGTTACCTTACTCCAGAACGCCTCAGTATCTTCATACCTAGCAAACTTAGCGCCCTTATACCATCCCTTAACATCAAAGCAAGGGCAGTCTTTGTTGACGCCTGCAAAATCTCTGTGGCCAAGTACATCGACTTCATCTTTATAGTACCCTCTGAGGTAATCCAGTAGACACTTAAGAGACTCCTTCTGTTCCTCTGTAAAGTTGTCTACGGACTTGCCCTTAGCATCCACACCACCAATGAGGCAGATACCAACAGAGCAGTTGTTGTAACCCTTTACATGGGAACCAATGGCCTCTAGGGGCCTACCTCTCTGGATGGTACCGTCAGTAAGAATTACAAAGTGGTAACCAATACCCAACCACCCCTGCTGTCTGTGCATCTGGTCAATGGTTTTCCACGTAAAAGATGGCACATTCTGAGTGGCAGAGCAGTGAACGACAAGATATTTAGTAGTCTCTCTATTCTTATAAGAGACAAAAGATTTATGCTCCTCAATCTTTGGAGCCTTGAAAGAAACCATATTTTAATTAACCTTTATTAAGAAGAATACCTTCAGGGATTACCTTGGGATCCTCTTTAATCCATTCAAGGGGGATTGTTTTGTCGGAATATTTGATCCCATTCTTTTCACAAAAGGACGCATAAGTTGTTTTGCTTCCTTTGTAAATAGGGGTTTTGGATCTACTAAAGACAAAGCGAATGTCCAACTCGGGGTGTTGAGCCTTAATTAAAATATGTTTCTTCCTATCTTCAGAATCCCATACACCTTTAGTTTCTATGAGAATCCCATTAGGCAAAACGAAGTCAGGAGTATATTTGTGCTTGCTTTCGGGCACAATATACTCCAGATACTTCTCCTCATAATGAGGCTCAATACCGAAGGCCCTGAGGGAGTCTGAGACTTTCTCCTCAAGGCCGCTTCGGTAAGTTCCCTTGTTGTGCATCCTCTTTTTACTATAGGCCGCACTACGGGTAGTCATCTATTACTCTGCATGCTCCTTAAGCAGGTTTCTACGAGAGGGGAGCATAACCCTACATCCTTCATGAACCTCATCTTCATAAATGTCATACTCATAAGAGCCAAAAACTCGAATGAAGTATTTATTGTCACTATCGCTCCAATCGAACAGGATTTGTCCAATCATAAGGTCGGGACGGCAGAAACACTCTGTAGATTCATCATCAGGATCAAACATGACAAGGACACAGGCGCCACCAACACCACTAAGATCCTTGCTAAGGAATTCCCCAATGCTGTAAGGCTTATCGTACTCGACTACTTCAGCATCTTCAAAGATAAGATCCTCAACATTGACATCGAACGTAAACGAGTAGGGCATCACTTCATAGATGAACCTAGCGTCATAGTAGGCGGTGTTGCTCTTGAAGTGCCGCTTGTCACCAGAGATGGAGCAATAGAAGCCTCTTGGTTCCTTACCTTCCTTTTCAATGTACCAGTTGTAATGCTCAATTGCGGACTCAAGAGCCTTTTCAAGGCCTTCGTCAGTAAGGAGGAGGCCAAGCCCCTCACGCAGTTTAGGGCCGAAAGTAAACTTAGTCATTTAGAAATCTCCGGGGACATCGTTGTCAATATCTTCAAAGCTCTTAGAGGAATCCTCAGGCTCCTCACCGTTATAACCCTCTTCTTCTTCAAAGCCATAAGAGGACGCAGAGGAATCACCGAACTCATTCAGAGAGATAACCTGAACTGCAAGGAGTCGCAGGGAAAGCCCACAGGTACGCGTAGAGGGCATGTAGTACGGGTTGGCAGTGAAGGACACCTTGATGACACTGTCTCGACCGATGTTGACGTCAATGGGCTTCCCCTTAGAGTCAAACTGTCGGATCTTGACGGGAATCTTGGAACCATCCTTCTTCGTAATGACCGCCTTCTGCTTGAACTTCATCACAATGCGGCCTTCTTCATCCTTTTCATAGATGTCCTGAGTCACCACCTTGCGACCCTTAGAAATGGCCTGCTTGACATTGTCGTCATTCTCATAGAAGTCCTCAAGGACTGCCTCGAGCTTAGACACGAGGGAATTGGTCTTCTCATCATCTTCCATGACAAGATTGACCTTGTAGTCACCCTCAGGATTGAACTTCGTGTCAGGAGTCTTGAGAGCGGGATACTGTGCGAGACCCTTGGGGGTCGTAAAACGATTGTTGTTGCTAGACATTAATTACTTCCTTGTTTGTTTAACCTAGGGAGGCTTGAACACTCTCCCTAGGAGTATGGATTTTATTAGTTTAACCTAGGGAGGCTTGGTTACTCTCCCTAGGAGTATGGATTTTATTAGTTGGGGTTAGCTAAAGGCGTACATGGACTCCTTGACTCGCTCAAGATCAAGGTTTCCCTTAGAGGGAATCTCAGGGAGCTTGTCGACCATCTTAGGAGACAAAAGGTTTTCAATGTGATCGTGAAGATCCTGCAGTACATCATTCTTACTGTAGGTATCTACAAACACTTCCCTAACGGTCGTGAACATGATGTCACCATGTCCTGCAGGTGCCCCATAGGAGTCATGAATCATCGCAAAGGACTTGACGCCCTTGTCGACACAAGAGCACACCGTAAGCATAAGGTGGGAGGCATCCATGCTATGGACGTAGTTGGGTGCAATACCCTGCTTCTGTTTTCGGGTATCAATCTCGGGGGTACTCTCGTACACCACGGGGTTGATAGAGGCACCTTCCTCAATCTGGCTATCTTCCTTGAATGGCTCCTTGACTCGAATGGTTCCAGTAGTAAACGTCCTGAGTTGCTTGAGCACAACCTTGTTGTACTTCTGTTTTACAGGGAATCCCGCAGGGGTAATCCAATAGGTAGGCATACTTTGGCCGTTAATATCCTTGTCCTGAGCGAGCAAGCCACTTGCAACCTGAAGCCAACCCATAGCCTCTACAGCTTTCACTACGACCCCTTGCAGGGCTTCCCAGATCAATCCAGCCATGTACCTAGCGGACTGGCTAGGACGACTGAAGGCCGTGGGATTCTTTGAAAGAGCAGGGTAAATAGTGTCTTCCAAAACCTGTTCGGCAAAGCCAAATTTACTAGAGCCGTAGCAAAGCGTCATGGTGCTACGCTTAGTCACCTTGCGGGTAACTCCGTGCTTGAGCCATTCCGTGGCCATACTACGGGTGCCCTTCTTCAGGTAATCATCACCGTCTTCAGTTTTAGCCATGGTGTCATCGGTACCATTGTCATAGTCCTTTTTAAGGAGTTCGGTGACCTTGGTAGCGACGATGCCATAGATGTCATGAACATGATCATCAGGCATGAGGTTGACAGCTTCCCCACCGACTTCATCCCTTAGCATCGCAGAAAAATGCTGTAAGCCAGAGCAGGAGCCATCAAAGGCAATCGGGAGGTGAGACACGTAAGAGTCACCCTTATCCAGATAGTCCGACCATTCAAAGCAAAATGCAAGGAATTCCCACGGGGAATCCGTCTCAGTCCATCGGAGATCCTGCAGGGGATCCTTGGCAATAGACAGAATCATGTCAGTGTTTTCATAGACCCAAGCAATACGCTCTTCAAAGGGTTTCTTGTCAAGGCCGTAGCAGTTAGCACCCTGAAAGGCCAGCCAAGTATGCCCATTCTCACCAAGAGGCACCCCCTCGGCAAACTCAATGAGGGCTTTAGTAAAGTCATTGCCTTGAGGGCTCAACTGAGTCAAGGGATAGACACGACCACGGAAATCCAGATTATGGGGGAAATAGATTTCCATGTCGTCCTTGTAGGTGTTTGCCAGTGCGAGGACACCATTCACAAGGTAACGCTTGCTCTTACGCTTATTGTCGTCTTGATAGTAGTGCACCATAGCACTTCGCCAATCACGTTGTACCTCCTCGCTAGTGTCTGCCTCTGCAGGCCTCATTGGAGGCTCCGCAGGGGTAGCAGAGGGCATCTCAAGGGCTTCTGGGATGTGAGCCCAAGAGCAGACCTCATTGGCCACGTCGAGCACTCTACGGTTAATCCTCCAAGCCGTAGACTGGATGGCATTGACGGCCTTATACACGTTAGGCATATCAACCTCATCGTAGAGCTGTGCACACTCCTTAGAGGGCATTCTAACAAGCTGTATGGGCTTCTTGAGGTTAATCAGATAGCCCCCATCAAAAGGAGTAGTCCACGGCTTAGGAGGGATCACCATGGGCCGATTTTGGAACATGAGACTAGCCGTTTCCTTATCCTCGTGTTCCAAATACGTCAACACGTCAGGGTCAAGACAGAAAATGTAATGCACGTTTTTGTTGTCACTCATGGTTTTCTCAAGGGCACCTAAGCCAGTAGACACGATGAAAATGTCTACCAACTTAAGACCTACTTGAACCCTGTTAGCATTACCCCACTTGTTCCATCTCTTGAGTCTCTTTTCGTCTGCAAGGATTTTTTCCTTGTTTTCGACATAGCGCTTTTTGAACTGCATGGAAATACGCTTATCAAGCCCTGCATTGAACCTGCTAAGCTCTTTCTTATCCATGGTTGCAACTACCATCTTGAACCGAAGTTCATCCTCAATAGCTTCACCAATTGCAGAGGACAATTTGGTTAAAGACACGATTCCAAGGGAATTTTCAATGATGGTCCTAATGGAAATGAACGCGATTTCTTCGGAAGACAGAGTCCGAATTATGGATGCCATCACATGACGCTTACCGGGCTTTCCAGTATCAACATCCTTAAACCACTTGTCAAGGGCCTTAGTCATGACAGGGATGGCTTCACTGATCAAGACACGACTTGCACCCATATTACCAATAGTACCGCTTTCAATGGCCTTATTACGCTTAGACATGAAAGCATTGAAGGCATTTTCCTTGCTTTCAAGTTCTAATTCAATTTCCCTGTCTACACGGGCTTTGCCGTATTTAAGACAGAGATCGTCATATTCATTTTCACCATCAATTCTAAAACTATTCAATTTATCATAAGACATAGGGGTTACCTCTAGTTATATCTATAGATCTTTTATACTCTTTTATATAGGGTTATATAGGTGATGATGTAGGATATTACCCATAGTTAAACTATAG